TTTTTTTTATTTACCTCGTTTCATTAATTCATTAGATAATTCTCTAGCATCTTTAATTCCAGCTTTCCTACCGTATCTATCTCCTATTTGAGTTCCTAGAGCACCACCAGCAGCCATACCTACATTAGCTCCAACTTTCATGAATTTAGCTAATCTCTGTTTGTAAGCTTCTTTTGCGTCTTTCTCCTTAGCTCCCGGGTGTTTAGATAGATATTCTTTGATATAAGCCTCCTCACTCTTAAGTCCAGCTATCTTCTTTCCTAATAAATAACCAAGGCCTCCACCTGCAGCTATACCTCCGATTGCACCAATAGATTGTCCTAAGGCTCTCTTCTCATTAATTACCTCTTTTTGTCCAGCTGTTAGTATGTCCTTCTTAATTGCGTCTTGAGATTCTTTTGGTAATTTCTTAAGGTCAACAGAGTCCATGAATTTCTTATTAGCTTTTCCGTACTCCATAACTCCTCTTTGAAAATCCTTGCCTGAAGAAGTCCCTCTAAAGTTATCTAAAAATCCGAACTGTCTATTTTCTACTCTCTTGTTAAATTCTTCTGGAGTAACTACGAATGCTTTGTGTCCTGACTGTTTTAATTTATCTGCAATCCCTTTAGCTTCATTTACATTTGAATAATCCTCTAAGAAAACTTGTCCTGAAGGTAGTGAAGCGATTACATAGTATTTTTTAATTCCAGATAATACACCCCTAGCTACTCTTTCATTATCTCCCTCTGTAAGGCTTGGCTTGGCAAGGAATCCCCCTAAGGTACCTAAAGCTCCACCTATTAGTAGTCCTTTATTAATCGGTTCTTTTCTAACTTTACTAAGACCTGCTCCTAAAGTTCCACCTAATAATCCCAAACCTATAGCTTGACCTACTCTATTAGATAAGTCTGTGGGTTTAACTTTATTTATTAGGTAATTCTTAGCGTCATCTTGGTTTTTAATCACAATAATCTTATCCATGGTCTTATTTTTTACTACCCATTAACTTACCAGCACCTCCTTTTAGAGCTTTAAATCCACCAATAGCTCCACCAACAGTTCCTGCTAGTGTTCCTATTTTGTTGAATGTTCCTCTCTTTTGTTTGTACGCCATTTCAGCCTCTTGTCTAGTAGCTTGTGGATGTTTACCTAAGTATTTTTGAATGAAGTCTTCCTTATTCCCAACAGCAAGTTTACCAGCAAGTCTACCTCCTACATATCCGGCTCCTGCACCCAAAGTAGCTCCAGTAAATCCTCCGAAAGCCCCTGCAGTGTTACCTACTACTTTCTTAGCTATATTATCAGAGAAGTATTTTGTTTTAAGTATTACGTTTTTCATTATATTTTAGTTATTTTCTTTTGTTAATCTCTTTCCAATTGAGTCGCCAGCTAAGTACCCTCCAATGCTCCCTAAAATAGCTCCAGAAACTCTACCAATTGATTTATACTTATCTTTCTTCTTGTTGAATATAAGCTCTGCAACCTCTTTGGTCTTATCTGGATTGTTTTTAAGGTACTTGCTAATTTGCTTCTCTTTATTTCCAGCTAACTTACCTCCTAAAATAGACCCTAAACCTATTCCTGAAAGCGAACCTAAAGCTATTCCAATGTTAGATCCTATTTTTGAGTTTCTTAGTAGTTTTTCTTTGTATCCTCTATCTTTAATTACTTCGACTACATTCTTCTTTGGTGGAAAGCTGAACTCTATATTGTCAGTAAACTTTCTTAACCTTGCTCTTTTCATGCTTAACGATTCATTTACAGTAAGGAGAGCTGTATTTCAAGCCCTCACTGTTTTAATTACTTGTTTCTTTTTCCGTACTGAACTCCTTTATAAGCTCCAAGTCCACCACCAGCAACTGCACCTAAAGCAGCACCGATAGCTAATCTTTTCTTCTTAATTTTGTCGTATTCAGCTTGTACTTTTTCATCAGACCAAGTAGGGTTAGCTTCTCTAAGTCTGCCTTTCAAACCTCTAAGAGTGATTCCAGCAACACCTGCTCCAGCTCCACCTCCTAGTACCGCTCCAGCAGCACCTAACGCGAATTTACCTGAACCAGCTTTTTTACCTTCAGCTAGGTCGAATAATTTGTGAGCTCCTTTAGATGGAAGTTTAGCTACTTTGTTAGCACCTGATTTGATGTTATTCCCTAAGTTCTTGAAGATGTTTGACTTTTTCTTACCTTCAGCGAACACTCTTGTTTTAAATACTAATGACATATCTGTATCTTTTTATTTAATTTGTTATTTACTTCTTTTTAAATTTATCATAAGCTCTACCTCCTAGGAAACCTGCAACAGCCCCTATAGTAGCTCCTTGTTTTTCTTTTCTATCTAAATATCTCTCATACATAAGTTCAGCATCTCGTCTACTTAAGCTTGGATCTAATGCCATTTTACTTTCTATATATTGATCTTTAGACTTTATTAGGGATCTACCTAGAACACCGCCTAAAGCAGCACCTCCTAGAGTTCTTGATTTTGACCCTATAGCTGCTCCATAAGCCATGCCTTTAGATTTATCCCTGCTTCTTAATCTTTTATATTCATTCCTTACTTCCTTCTCAGTCCAATCTGGGTTCTCGGCTCTAATAGTTTCGATATCCTTTGAGAATTTACCTCCCAAGTATCTACCTACTCCAGCTCCAAGTCCAGTACCCAAAACAGAAGCGAATGACTTAGTTCTTAAAACAACCATCTTCTCTTTTTCTTTACTTCTTGGTTATTGTTATTTTTACTCTTCTTATATTTGTTCTGTGCATGTTTAACTAAAAGAGATCCAGCTCCACCTATAAATGCGCCTAAGGCTTCTCTACTATCTTTCTCTTTCTCATACATTAACTCAGCTTGTCTCCTTGTTATTGTAGGGTTTACTGCTATTACTCTTTCTATGTATTTTCTTTCAGGCTCTATTACAAACCTTCCTGTAGCCCCTCCAAGTGCAGCTGATGTTAGTATATTATTTTGAGAACCTAGTGCAAAACCGTAAGCAGCTGAGTGTCTTTTAGCTTTTTCTACTAACCTTCTATATTCATTTCTTACTTCTTCTTTAGTCCATTCAGGGTGTTCAGCTCTTATTTGTTCTTCTGACTTAGCTAAAAATCCTCCAGCCATTCGCCCTATTGAGCCTCCTATACCTGCGCCTATTGTAGTAGTTAGTAGAGATGCGAAGAGTTTTGTCCTTATTCTCATAGTCCTATCGTAGGTTTCTCTGATTCATCTTATATCGAGTATTTCCTGCAATCTGTTCATTTAGGATATCTTTTTGATCTTTGTACGGACCATATTTACTATTAGCTTGGTACTGTAGAAAATCCTTCATTGACTCAGATGCATTCCTAACTGACTCCTCTGAAGCTCTAACCCCTCTATTTGACCTTAGGAAATCTTTAACAACCTCCTCTGTGTTTTGTGCTTTAAGGTCTTTTAGGGTTTTATGCTTGTTTAAATAGAAGTCTAATGAGTAAAGTGCTAATTGAGTAAGAATAGGGGTAGCAACTCCAACAGCAATCGAAGCAGCCATCCATTTACCTAGCGAAGGAGAATCAGCGAATAGTTTAGTCTTTAGTTTAAGCTTAGATTGTGTTCTAGTCTCACTATTACTAAACGCTGCCTTTACCATAGCTGGATAGTTTCCGTTATACTTTTCAATTAGTCCGTTAGCTACTCTCTCTGTTACTTCTGGATTGTATTTATCTCCATGTATCTCTTTCATCTTAGAGTGTAGCATAACTTTAAACTCTTTGTCAGACTCTATCTTATTGTCATTTTTGTTCATATCTATCTCCACTTTGCGTTTTCGTACTGTCTCTTGTAATTATCGTAAATAGTCTCAGCTTTAGCTTCATCCATAGGACCTCTCACCTGAACTCTTTCTCCTTTATTCTCTAGCATTCTCCTTTCGTTCATTACCTCGTTCGGAGATGCCCCTCTGAGTCTTCTAGGTGTTTTCCAGTTTCCATCTATATCTTTTCGAATAAGGACGTAAACTTTAGAATCTTTTAATAACTCCTGTGTTGATGGTAGTCTATTTCCTAAAGCTTCTTTCCCTGTAGTTGAAACTGTTTGTCCTGCTTGATAATTACCAATAAGTCCGAAAAGTCGTGTTGTTATGTTATTTAATTTTCGTCTTCGTCTATTTATCATCGTCATCCTTCATCATGTTGTAAGCTGCTGCCGCTCCAAGACCTGCTAATGCTAATCTCTTTTTACCCCATCTAAGGTTTCCGTTCTTATCAAACTTCTTAAGACCCCCTGCTCTCGCTACTAAATCTCCAACTTTATTATCTTTGTATTTAGTGTTATGAAGGTCTATGTTAGCATTTCGAAGTTCGTTTCTAGACTGTTTATACTCATGACTAAATACCCCAGATCCAGATGTTTTAAGATTTTCAGTTTGTTTAGCTAAATCTCTTACCTTCTGTTCCTTGTGTCCTATTTGTCTTTCGTGAGCTTTCTTCTGTGCTAAGTCTCTTCTAGCTTGATCATTCTGCTTAGCTTCTCTTCTATTAGTTAATTCAGCTTTCCTCTCCTTAGCCTTTCTAGCATTCATTCTATCATCGTGAAGTTTGAAAGCATTGTGGTCATTGTTTACTTTATTTTGAGTTAATCTTGCAGAATTTCTAGAAGTATTTGCTATAGAAGAATTACCCGACCTATTTGCATTCCCTACTTTCACAGGTGCTGGTTTAGGTATACTTGCTATACTAGAGTTTTTTAAAGTAGACCTAGCTCCTGCAAATGGAGTCTTAGGTTTAATAGCTCCACTACCCCACATACCTGATTTAGGCTTAAGAGAATGATTTAGGCCACCTACTTTTGGAAATTTTTTTAAACCCTTATTTATTTTTGGGAACTTTCTAAGGCCTTTACCTAAACCTCTCGTAGCTGATTTTGACATTAAAGAACTTAAGCTACCAAACATTCTACTAGTTAATCTACTTTGGTGTCTAGTCTGAGCTTCTCTTTCTCTCTGCTTTCTTTTCTTTTCCTCTTGATGTTTCTTCCACATGTAGTAAGCTCCACCTGCTGCCGCTGCTACTCCTGCTGCCGCTAGTCCCGCTTTCATTGGATTGTGTTTAGCCCAAGTAGTTCCTTTACCTACCCAAGACTTTTGCTTAGACATATCAGCTTTGTACTTATTCTTCCTTCTAGCCCATTCAAGTGAGTCAGATATTTCAGATTCTCTATGTTTTAAAGCTGCTTCTTGCTGTGAATTCTTAGCGGTTTTAGAAAGACGATAAGCTTGATCTCTCTTCCTCTCCATTAACTTCTCATCACCACCAAACTTCTTATAGTCCTCTTTTCTTCGCTTATTTCTATCAAACCACCCTTTAATACCTTTACCTTGCTCGTGAACTCCTTGAACTGTTCCTAAAGCTGATAAACCTTGTCCAGCTAGTCCTAAACCTGCAGCTCCTAATCCCATAGCGGCTGCTCCAGATCCACCATGAGACTCTCTTCTGTCATCCTCCTCTTCGTCTTCGTCATGTCTAGGGTTTCGTCTTCTATTCTGAGCAAAGAGTTTAGATAGTGTATTTTCTTTGTTGTATTTAAATTTGTTTCTTTTCATATTAATCGATCATTTATTTAATAAGGCTGACCTAATAGCTACTCAAAACAAGTAAATGCTTTAAGTTTTACAAGAATCACTTTAAAGTAACTCTTAATGGTGTGCTACACACCTCTATTGGATACTCAAATTCTCCAACTACTTTCTTTAGAATATTAAGTGAACCATTAAGATCAGCATTTATAAGTTTACCTTTAGCTGACCTGAAAAGTCCTCTCTCTATTCTCTTACCTAGATAATTTTCATGTTCCTCTATAGTTTCATTATCTAAAAAGCTACACTTAGATGTATAAGATTCCTCTGTAAGTATAACATTAATTCCCTCTAGTTTACACTTATAGTCTAATTGATTAATAAAAGTATAAAAAGGTATGTTAGTAAAAGACTGATTATTAGTTCTACCTAAGTTAATGTTTTGTTTCCACTCCTCATTATAGCCTATTATAAGAGTACTAATATTATTGGAAACTAAGAAATTCACTATCTTTCTTGAACTTTTATGTAAATAATCTATAACTTTATTGTTTCTTATGTTAGTTATATTTTTTATCCTTTTTGATGTTTTCTTATTACCTTTTAAGTGAGCTTGTAGTCTAGCCTTTTCTTTATTCCAGTATTGATTGATAGATTTTAAAGGTCTACCATTGATAATAAAGGGTTCAACTACATTAGATGCAACTGTAGCTAAGTTGTTTAACCCTAGATCAATAGAAGCATATCTTCCGTTATCACTTTTAGATTTAACTTCGTCTACTTTATAAACTACTTCGACTACATGATGATTATTTCTAGGTAAAACTCTTACTTCAACTATGTTAGACTCGTTAGCCTTTTTAGTAGGTATTTCAATAGACAAAGAAGATAGTTTGATTATGCCTTTCCTAAGTGGCTTTTTAAATATAGCATCTTTAGGGAAAATAGTTACATATCTACCTTCTTTATCTAAATACCTAGGGATTCTAACGTTTTTATCGTAGCCGCCGCTTTGTTTCTTCTTGAGCAAACTAAAGAATGCCTTAAAGTTCCTATCCAGTGACATTAAAGTTTGCTTTGATACTTTAGTAGGTAATGCATAATAATCTACATCCTTAGAATCAACCATCAATTTATTAACTCCAAAGAAATTTAAATAACTCTCTGTTTCAAAATAATGTTGCTTAACTAAGTATAGAGCTCTATTATAAAGATTTTTAGATTTGAAACATAATTCGTCTAACTCTTTATTATTCTTTATTACATGTCTTTCTATTAAGTACATCATTTTAAGTTAATATCAAAAGTTATGCCAAATGTCTCTAGTAATTACTAAACCCTCCGTCGTCCATCATTCCATTATTCATACCACTCATTGGGTCATCTGGGTCAGGAAGCGGGTTGCCGAATGCGTCCATCACTGGTTTCTTATCTGGATTTATCATCTTAGCCATAGCAGGGTCATTAAACTTCTTAACCCCTTCTTTAATATATTCCTTAAGAGCTTTAATTTCAACTAACTGGTTCTGCTCTAATCCTGAAACTATATTTGCTAAATCTGCTATTCTATTCACTGATTCAGCTAAGGTATCCATTCTAGCGACTTTCTTAGTATACTCTAGTGAATCTGTATCCATTAAGTTAGATGTGATTTTCCCTTCAATATCCAGCTTTTTACTTAACTTTAATCTATCATACAAATTTTCAGCTAGTAGAACGACACTCTTATTTATCATATCTACATAATAGCTTACTTTACTTTCAAACCTCTGTGACATCTTAATTGACTCCCATCTAGATGCCCTTCCTTCAAATAAATCTGGTGGTAATCCAATAGCATTAATTAAGTCTTCTTTGATAGTTTGTTGGTCCATTCTTATTCTATCTATCTTCTCGGAAATCTTGTCTAAATTAAGGTCAGTCATTCCGGCAAGCTTACTATCATAATCTGGGAGAACTCGTATATTATCAATTAGAGACATGGCTAGTTCCTTTACTGATAAACCCTTTGCCTCCATAAATGACATGTCTAAGTTCTTGTTTATGAGAGATTCTACTTTTTGAGTTAAGTCTACACCCTCCTCTAAAGCCGTTGTCTTCTCTAGTCCCACAAGTAAGATAATAGGTTGAATAAGGTCTTTGATAGATAGAATGGATAATAGGTAGTCTTTTAATATATACTCCTTAATCTTTCCTGTAATGTATCCAAATAAAGGTGTCCCAGCAAGGTATCGTTTATCGTAGGAGGTTATTCTCTTTTTCTCCTTCTCCTTAGCTATATTGAGGCGAGTTTTTGATTCTTCCCCTTCTATCTCTGCATTTAACTGTTTAAGTCTATCTGAAGAAATATTCTCGTCAAAGTCTAACTTGTAATCGTAAGTGGAAATTGAAAAGATCTCATTTTTATTAAACTCGTGCATTTCTCCAGCCATATCGTAGGTGAAGTATGAATCGAGTTTACTATCCTTCCATGTTGAAATTACCTTTGTTGGATTCTTTAAATACCTTAACTTACAAGATTTATTATCATCTGTAAGCTCCATTGCATAACTATAACTTCCATAATAAATCAACTCTGAGATGTCCGATGTAATATGTTTTATAAGCTGCATCTCGTTAAGAATTCTATTGATATCAGCTTCTGCTTCTAGGTCATCTGGTAGTGAAATAATATTTGGGTTATCTGTTATAATAAGCTCCATCAATGCGTCCTTAATTACATCAATAGAGGTTTTGGTTATGTGAAACTCCAGGTAAGACGTAAGTTCATCTATCCTTTCTAAATATCGTGTGAGTGACGTCCCAACTATCGAGTATATCTTGTTAGCATCTACCCCACCCCCTACAGTAGAGTTTAAGCTCCCTGGAGAGATGATATTTGACTGTACTGGAGCATAAGGAGATCCCTGTCTAGCGCCCCAAGAAGTCATGTTCGGAGTAGAACCAAAAACTAGGTTTGCGAAAGTTCTGATTGCACTCATAATTATAAATTCATTTTCTGTTAGAGTAGGGACAAGGTTTTACCCCCTATCCTTACCCTTTCTATTTCTACTAAACTTATTCTTATTGTCCGTAGATAGCCTCTTGCCAAGTTCCAGATCCACCTTGTAACTGAGCTTTTTGAGCTGTAGTTGCGATAGTGTTGAATCCAGCTGGAACTGTAACTGAGAATTTCTGTACTAAGTCGCTAGTCAAGAATTTAACACCCTCATAAGAGAAGATTCCTGAAGCAGACTGAGTAGGGTTGTTAAAGTTACCCACTTCTGGCAAATCGTTTACTGGTAAGAAGATACCTCTAGCGATTGGAGCCATAAGTCCATCAGCAGTTTTGTGAATAGCATATCCTTCGAATGGCTTAACGTGAAGAGACTGAATAACTGGAATACCGTTGTAGTAACCAATCAAGTCTTCAACATAAGCAGATTCTTTATTCTCAACGAAAGCACCTGTAATCTTAGCTTGTTTGAAGATCTCAGCAACTCTAATACCTACAACATAAGCAGAAGATCTAACTGATTTAAATGATCTTGTAGCTAATTCAGTGTCAACCTGAGTAAGCCCGTGTTGGAACAAGTAGATAAACTGATCCATACCATTAAGCTTAACAGAGTGACCTGACAAGTCTACGCTGATAGTGTTTCCTTTGTAGTTGTTAAGAGCAGATACCGCGGTTTGGTTGATAAGTCTTAAGTAAGTTTCCATTACTCTTCTCTTAAGAACATCTTTCAAGTCGATACCCATAGATCTTTGAGCTACGATGTTAGATACCAAGTTGTTCTCAGCCACGATTGATTGAGGGAACGCAGTAAGTTCATAGTAACCTAATTGATCTTTTACTCTGTTGATTTGTTTTCTTGGAGTGTCGTATGCTACTTCGATTGAGTATTTGTGGTTAGTAGTCATAGCAGCACCCAACTTAACTTTGATAGCACCGTTTCTATAGTTAACTGAACCTTCTTTAACTCTACCAGCAGGAGCTAACAATTCTCCTTGACCGTTATCAGTAATTACGAAAGTATCTTTTACAACTTTAGTAGCTGGGTCGTACTCTGTAATGTTGATAGCCAAGCTTCCTGGTACAAACGCACCTTTAGCGTCCATGTAAGAAATCTCGTCAGTAGCAGCACCATCGAAAGTAGCTACGTGTTGAGCAGAGTTAACGTTAGATTTCCAGTGACCAGAAACTGTATCGTACTCCATATCTCTACCAATGTTTCTAGCTACAACTTCAGGGTTACCTTGTCTAGTTTGTCCAGCCAAAGAACCTGTAACGCTAATATCAGCAGGGATTGGTTTTTCGTCGTCTCCAACAGTAACTAGATCTAGGAATGCCAACATTTGTCTAGGCTGTTCCATACCTCTTTCTACTGCGATGAACCCAACGATAGATTTAACCATAGCTGCAACAGTTACATCAACAAACTCTAGCCCAGAAAGTCCTCCTAATTGGTTTAGACCTGTAGTACCAGAGAATGTTCTTGTATGTGCGTCTAAGTTAGAGAAAGCTTTTTGGTAAGCCTCCAATCTTTGTGTAAGGTCGTTAGAGCCCATTGAAGAGCTAGCTAACTTTCTCATAATATCGCTGTTACTCTTCACCTCAGAAAAGTAGCTAGCAGATGTATTTGTATTTGTATTAATTCCGAATCTCATGTCTGTATTCTAATCTTATTTTTGTTATATTATTAAATCAAATCGTTTACTCCAGAAAAGTCAGATTTAGGCTTAATAGTGAACCCTTCTTCATCCAACAACTCGTTTACGTTAGCTGCGATTTCCTCTCCTTTATCTTCAGTCTCTTGGTGGAAATCTAACAAAGCTTGAGCACCCATTTCTGGATCCAAGTCAGCTAAATCTTCTCCTGTAAACTCAAGACCTGCATCTGAAAACGCTCTGATGTAAGATTGAACTTTAACAGCCTCTACTTCTTCATCAGCAACTTCAGCATTAGGAACTCCAGCTTCGTCAAGTGCAGCTTTTGCAGCCTCTACTGTAGCTTCTTCATCATTAGCTCCCTCTTCTTTAGCCTCAGAGAACGCTCTTACGAATGCTCCTAGGTATGGGTTAGCGTTAAACAAAGATTGTACTTTAGTTTCAGCTTCTTCGTCTTCACTTGTTTCATCAGCAATGTCAGTAGCTAGAGAAGCCTCTTCAGTAGCCTCAGCAGCAGCCTCTTGATCAGAAGCACCTTCAGCTTTAGCATCAGAGAAAGTTCTAGTCCATACATTCCAGTAAGTGTTAGCAAGTTTAGATTGAACAACAACAGCTTCTACTTCATCATCTCCCTCAACATCACCTTCAAGAACATCATCCAAATCCTCAGAGAACATTCTTCTACCCGCCTCGATTCCTGCTAAGTAAGCTTGTTGTTTAACTTCTTCTTGTTCTTCTTCCATATCTCCTTCAATATCTTCTAGTTCTTCAGCAAACATTCTTCTACCTGCTTCAATTCCAGCTAAGTATAGAGATTGAGCTTTAGTTTCAGCTTCTTCAGCCTCTTCAACTTGAGCAGCTGTATCTTCTAGTGCATCTTCAGCAGCAGCATCGATATCAACTTCTCCCCCTTCATTAGCTTTTTCTTCGATTTCAGAGAATAGTCTCATTGCGAAATTATCTCTATATAAAGCAGCAAACTCTCTTGATCCTGTTTCTACTTCTACTTGGTCTGCAGCCTCATCAATGATATCCTCTAACTGATCTGCAGAGATATTTTCAGCTGGGATGATAACTGTACCGTCATTCAACTCACTGAAGTATCTTTTCATATATTTACTCATTTGTTTAAGTTATTTTTTTTTCTGATTTGTTATTTACTTTTTATTATCCTTCTTCCACGAATCTTTTAAATAGGCTTAACTTTTCCTCAGGCATAGCGTCAAAGAATGATACCTTAAGAAGTCCATTATCATAATCCATTGAATAGGCTCCTACATCTAAATTCTCAATAAACTCCTCTACTACATCTAAATCATCACTGTCGAGGTCGTTAATGTAAAACTCTGTAGTCTCATCTATTCCTACTACTCTTGCTGGCTCCTTCTCTTCATCAATCACGACTATATTATTCCCCTCTTCTGGCAAGTTGTCCCCTTCTAATAAAGACTGTAGAATAACTCTATCTTGTAGCTGTCCACTTACTATAGGTTGTCCTCCTCCTCTTTGTAACTTATCTATTCCTAATTTCTCAAGTATCGCATTAACTAGCAAAGTGTAGTATTGTTGGATTTGAGATGTGAGGTTTCGTGGCAGGACTCCATTTGATCCGTGATTAGCCTTATTGATTAATTTTGAAAGTTGCATACCTATTCTAGTGATCTCTCCTGAACCCGCTCTCGAAAGTCCTAGAATAGTATTTAAATTCCCCCCTGAATGTGACATCTGACTCTTAGCGAGCATTATCATCCTTGTTAACTCTGAAGAAACATATGTGACAACTGTATTAATTTCGCTCTGTGCTGTATCTGGTTTTAAGCTTCGAACATACTTTCTAACGGACATCATGAGGAACCTAAATTGATTCTTAACGTCCATGCTCATGTATCCAATAATAGCCTTCATATTTAAGTTTACACTGGCAAATTCTCTTGTCTCTGCTTCGTTGTCTTCAAAGTCTTCACTCTTAAGGATTCGTCTCATTTCAGTCTCAGAGTCTACATTAGAGGAAAATCTTCTGTCTTCAACCTTTGCTTCTCCGCTATCTAAAAGCTCGGTTATCTCTTCGTCTGTATATCTTTTAAACTCCTTAGTATCCATATTGCTCTAATTTTGACATCAATCTATTGTAGCTATCTTTGACGTCATCTGGTGAATCGGCAATCTCGTCATGTAATATTACCATACACTCTTTCTTTGGATGGAAGTCTAACCCAAGTGAATCGGAAAGCATTCTAACCGTTTCTTCTTTATTGTTATCATCTATCCTGAAAGTGTATTGTACGGAATTATCATCATTAGAGAATACCTTTGTGAAGCTTTTAGAGTGTAGTTTAAATCCACTATCTCTTTTAGCTTTAATTGTTACTTCTATCATATCTCTAAAATATATTCTGCATCAAACTTACTTGCGCTGCTCTAGCTTTATCTTCCTGAACACTATCCTTTGCATACAACCCTTGAAGCATATCTATTTGTCTGCCCATGGATGATTTAAGTGATAGTGAGGCTGCATGTTCCAAATCCTCTGACATATTAAGCAAACAGGAAGCAACAGCATCAGCAAGGTCTTTACTAAATTTACCTCCTCCTGCAACAGTTGAACCTCCGGAATTAGCGTTAGAAATGTGATCTATCTTACCGTCTATGTATTGTAAGTAAGTTAATTCATTCTTAAGCCATTTCGAACTAGGTATCTTAACTCTGCTTGTATATATCATGTTCTTTAAGTTGTTATACCCTACATCTGTTCTATCTAGTGAAATGTATTTTGTCGGTATTTTTAAGTGTTCTAACTCCTGCATTAATAGCTTACTTTGAAACTGGTCACAACTTACTCCTCCAATCTCATAGTTTTTATTAAGCTCCATTATCAGGTCTTTTATTTTAGCGAGTGAAGTTTCCTGTCCTGGTTTTCTTCCTATCCCGCATACTGTATTAATTATAAACGTAGGCTCTTTCATCTTAGGGTTATTAGGGAAAGGATAAATATACTCGTCAAAATATCCAATCGCTATACCCGCTAAGTCGTTTGAAGTTGCTAAGTCGAGTCCTACATATACTACTTTATTTTTTGGTATTCTAGATAGTGAGGTGTCAAGTTGTGAATATATCCTGTCCTCATTATCGTAAAAGTCTACTTCTATAACGTCTTTATTTAAATGCGGGAGGTTGAATACTTGAGATAACTTAGATTTGTCCTTAAAGAAATATCCTCCTCCTAGTTCATGTGTAACTCCTGCGTGGTCTCTTAAAGCTTTTGCAGTGTTATTCATGAAAGGCACTCTAAGCTCTTCAGGTACTCTTATGACTTTATCTTTATCGAATTTAGGGTCAAGGTTTTCTGGTTTAAAGCTATCTGGAAACACAAAAGGGTCATTCATCTGGTCTCCGCAGTAAACATAAAACTCCCCCTCAACAAAGTATCTCCCTGGTAAGTGCTCTTTAGCTTTCCACTCACTCATCTCTACATTATAAATATCAGGGTTTGTGGATAGAAAGTCGTTAACTACTGATACTCCTGATTCTGATGGTGATGAGTCGAGTACAATTAAAGTGAAGTATTTTCTAACATGACCAAAACGCCCGGTAACCCTTCCTATTAGTGATTCAATGGCACCTTTAGCTCTAGCGTAGTTATCCCAGAAGTTTACCTCCGAAAGTACCGCACAAATAAGGTCACCCCCTAGAATTGATTTAATATTCCTCTCCCCACCAATCTTGTAGTCTAGTATATTGTGCGATACCATTCCAGATTTCCAGTAAGGTGATTGTTCTTTGATAGTTGCTAGTGGTTCTTTAAAGTCGGATATTGTTTTCTCCATCTTTGTGTGAACCAGACCCATAACCATCTCCTTACCCGTCATCCCCCTTATAAAATCTTGGTTGTCTAGGTGGTTTATTCTACACTCTACATACGACATCATAATAGTTGAAACCGTAGACTTCCCGCAACCTAAGGCACATGAAAGTGTAACTATAGGGTGTCCAATGTGTAATCTTGTTGGGAATATATCTTCAAGTACTGGCATCCACGCTGGGTATAAAGCCTTACCTGACATCCCTGTTTCTTTAAGCCCTAAGTAGTCATTATCCATTAAATAGGTGCTGATCTTAGGTGGTAGTTTTCTGTAACCGAGTATCTTAGCTAATGCTTTCATCTCATCTGTTACATCATCGTTAGAGAAAGGGTCGTTTAGCCATCCTCCATATTTAGCCCTTAGTTCTTCATCTGTTAAATGCTCGTCTTCGGGCTTCTTACTTCTTGCTGGGTGGTTTGATATTCCCATAGTCTCACATTCATTTACATATTGGACAACGAGGGGTTTCCCCCAAGTTGCCACTATTGTTATTTACTTTAAAACTCAAGAACATCATTTGTCAGGCGAATAACCAATACGTCCGTTAATAGTGTCGATACGTATGGCTCTAAACCTGGATCTAGTTCCTCTATTGTTTCTAAAATTTCCTCTTGATAATCTGCTACAGACTCTCCTCTTACCTCTATTGCATTAATGTCAAACAAGCTCGTGAAAGTGAAGTCTGCATCCTTATAGATTTTTCTGAGTTCTTTAATTAAGCTGTTATGATTAGGTTTTATATTTGAGGATTGGTTATTATAATTTACAACTGGAACAAATGTCTCTGGCCCTAGTATGATTTGTGCCCCGTCTGGATACTCGAAAAGTTCTCTGCCATCTCCTATGCTGTCGACCCTTTTCAAATATAATGATTGTGGTCTTGTCTCTTCTCCTTCTGACGGCTGTTCCTCTCCCTCTCCCTGTGGCGGCATTGGTTCTCCTCCTTCTTCTTGATATTCTTCTTCTGGCGGATAACCCTCTTCTCCTGGTGGCGGACCTTGTTGCTGTTGTTCCTCCATTGCCTTAGCTTCTTCCTCTTTTTTCTCCCTTTCTATATTGTCAGCTTTAATATCTTCTAAGTCCATACCCTTGTCAAGCTGTCTGATGAGTCTTTGTCTATCCTCGTAACGTGCATTTAATCCTTCTGGCTCACGTGTTGGAGAATAACCTAAGAATACATCTAAAGCTTCTCTAGGGTCAGTTACCTTAGCTAATTTACTATCCCAGAGTTCTAGAGTCATTTGGTGTGGTATTCCCTCTTTATAAAGTTTAGGAAGACCGTTATACTCTATTACTGAAAGATTCCCATCAAAGTACCAATTAAAATACTTAAGTCCCTCAGCTTCGACTCTACCCTCTAGTGTTTTGATCGTGATATTACCTCCGTCTGATTTCTTAGTATTATCGATCATCTCTGCGAAGTACTTACTACCTCTGAATAAAATCTTTCGTCTCATTGTACTCCTAGGTTTAATTTTCGTTTTTCAAATTTTTAACCAGTTCTATCAGTTCTTTTCTAGTTAAGTTTTCAATTCTAGCATCTAACTTCTTTGACTCTAAATAGTGAGCGTAAGAGAGTATAGCGTGGTTATCTTCACCTAGAACTTTACTTAATATTTTAGAGAACCAATTACCAGTCTTATTCAATTCTCCCTCTACCTCTAAAGCACCTGTTGAAGATGAGATAGTGATGTCGGGTTTTGAAAATAGGGTGTCTTCCTTAGAGGTTATAAAGTCTTCTAGAAATTCCCCTGCTATTACATTACCTAAAATATCTATGGCTACAGCTACTCTCATGCATAAATAAGATATCACGAAAAGTATACTGAGTCCAAAATTCTTAAGCATGGTTAGAAACGGATTAACTTTACATTCCTTAGCATACTTCCCTATAGTGTAAATAAATCCTACAGGTAAAAGTATTGTAGCTATAACTATGGATGCAAGTAAAGCTATTGGTCCGCTTATTAATCTCTTTATCATTTTATTAGATTGCTTGTATTTTGTTAGCCATCGTAGACCATCCTGAAGCAGCTTTATAATTCTCAACTTGGTCAGCTGGAACTTTAATTACGTCATTTTGATTTTCCTTGAACTTAAACTTAGAGAATTCAAGCACTCCTGGGTATTCTAGAGTAAGCTCCATTTTACCCTTAGGCGTTGATCCTGTAAATCCAATATCCTCAATCTTATCGGAAGTAACCCAAGCTGGTAGTTTAACTTTTAGCTCAGCATTGTTATCTCCATAGTGATCTTGTTTAGTTGTATCAATTTGAAGTGTGATAGAATTAAGATTAGCTGGAGCAGAGTTTATATAATTAAACAATCCAGTAAAATCTGAACTATTACCTGCCGTTACCTCTATTCTAGTTAACCCACTCCAATCTTCATCTTCCTTAAGTGATAAGTTTTCAATTCCCACATAATTAGGCAAGGCAATACTAATACTACTAATCGGCATAAGGTTATTCTTAGATCCGTCAGTAGATTCTTTAGCAAACATTCTACCTGCTGTGATAGTTAAATCCGTACTACTAGATACTTCTCCCTTATGGAATAATGTAGTAAAGTTCTTAAGTTGATTATAAGTTATTGTGTAGTCAGGTAAGTGAAGTTTCAGTTTTCCTGCGTTGTAATTAGCCTCCGCTGCTTTAGATAGAAGACTTCCTCCCTGGTTAGAATCAACTCCTCTTCCTCTAAATTCTCCAGTGGTTGCGAGGGATAAATTAGCGTATTTTACACCTTCTAAGAGTCCTGCGATTACGGAATATTGGTAATGCAAATCACTGCTGTCAGAAGATTGAGGGAATATTTCAACTCTAGTGATTGTAGTAGACTCATTGATTTCCTTAAGAAGCTTATCTGTAATAGTAGGGTTAGGTAGATTATAGAATGAGCCTCCTGCACCAAAAACTATCTTACCTCCCGTTTCACTAGCATCTAATAGTTTACCTACATTACTATCTCTTTGGAAGAACTCTATCAATCTATCTACTGAACCTGCAGCTGGACTATTGTCTTTAACTATAAACTTAAGTCCATCTATATTAATCGATTCATCTAGTGGGTGACTTGAAAGATCTTCTGTAAATGATTGACTTGGAATTGTATCTTTACTTAAATTAACTGTTCCGGTAAGCTTCTTAATCTTTCTCGTAAGTTCATTTGGAGTTGTTAATTTATAAGTAGTAGTTTGGAGTAATAAAATATCCGCACTTGATGTAGTAGTCCCTGTAGTTTTAACATTAATATTCTCTAGTGGAAGTTCGTTTATTACAGTATCACTTGAGTACATGAACATCTTTTCTACTTGAGACTTATTAGTTACTGTAAGCTCTGTGATTTTACCGTAATTCCCTATACTAACTCCTGGGAATGTAGATGGCAATTCTAAGCTTCCTGTAAAATCAAATCTACCGTTATTAGTATCTATCTTTGTAATTCTCTCTAAATCACTCTTCTCAACATCATAAATAATTCCTGAGTTAAAATTCGCTACTGAACTAAAGTCTGGATACTCTGTCATTGTAGTCGGGAATTTAACCTTCTTAACGTTTTGTAGAGCTGGTTTAGTCTGAGCATTCTCTAAGTTAATTGAATGAGAACCGCTAAGATCTAGTAATTCAATCTCTGCCCCTTTTGTTTGTTCATCTGTGTAAGAGTTAGAAATAGTACTTGTAACATATCTCTTAATTTTACTTCCTGATACAAACGGTGAAATAGCCTGTGAAGATGGGTTTAGTGAAGAGTATCTATTTAAGTCAAATGTATCAATATCTGCATAAATAGAACCTCCCTCCCAACTTGCTATAGAAATCTCACTTTGAATACTTGTTACTGGGAATTTACCATGGAATGACCCTTGATGTAGAGACACACTTCCTGGATGCCAACTTCCTGCTACATCTCTAATTTCAGTAATCTCAGCTCCTTTAAATACATTCTTAGGGAAATCTGTTGTGTTAGCAGGGATCATTCTCACCTTACTATCCATGAACATTCCCTCTGTAAGTTTACCTTCTAACTCTCTAGGTACTTCTGAAATCGCTGACCCTTTGAATAGATATTTCCCGTAAGTTCTAGTTTCTTGTGCCCATGTATTTGGAAATTCGAATCTAGTAAGTGGGTATCCTTCAAGTGAGTAGTCTTTAAGATTTACTAGTGAGTTTGGTAATTTGATATTTGTGTAGTTGATTGGGTTTATAGAACGGAAATTAGGAAGCCACTTTTCAGGTAGTTCTGTTATTCCTTCTTCTAAGTCAATCGTTATTTTAAAAATTTGTTCGTTACTAGGTTGACCCAAATTGTTCTTTACCTTATAAGCTCTTTCAATGGTTCCTAGTGGTATGCCCCTACCTGTTGAATCGGTTACATACATATTGAAAACCCCTGCTTCTGGTAACTGAACAAAATAAGTTGAGCTTGGTTCTAGTACACTTGGTAATTCGCTAACTATATACTCCATGTTCCGATTCTTTGGTTAGTTATTGTTGATGGTTTAAATGTGATAAGCTGAGTGTTCTTTACTACATATATCTCGGTCAAATCTCCCTGTGCATTCTTAACGTAATATGTACCGTCCTTAGCTCTGTCGATTTCATCTTTACTATTCACTATAAACACTGTCTCCTTTGGTGGTTCTGGTGCAGCTAGTGTATGATCAAATCTATGTCCGCCTAATACAGCTATAATCTTCTTAATCGAATGTGAAACTGCATCTAGTAGGAAATATACCTTATCACCAGTATCAGCAAGAATAACCTGTGACTCTGATGTAATAAGCTCTACCTCCTTTTTTTCTGTTGGTTGTGGTTGCGGTACAGGCGATGGTGATGGTACATTTGGCTCAGGAGTAGGAACTGGCTGTGGAGTATTATTGTCTGTAGTTGGGATGCTAAGTGTATAAATAACTCCATCTTTAACTACATAAACTTCCTCTACCTTATCTGCTACTCTTTTATAATATACACCCTCTTTGCTTGGATCTACGTCAGCTTTACCTGCTACTAGATTAACTGAAGGGCTTATAGTTTGTACTCCCCCTGTCCTTGCCTTTATTTCTAGATCATCTTTTGTTGGGTTGTAGACGATCATAACAGACTCATCAAGGTGGAATCTATTGTTCTTTAATGAAACTACTGAGTCCTTATTGTCGTTATCCACTCTCCCCGGTACATTTGGCTGCTGAGGCTGTTGTGGTACTGGAGGTTGTTGTGGAGTCGGCGATGGACGGTAGTTGTGTGAAAAATTATTTAACGGCATGCCTATCTGTTATTTTATTATATTATTTTTGGAGGAGTCTGGATTATTTCTCTAACTCCCAATCGGTTGCTTCACTTAAATACATCCCCTTGTTTTCATATCCAGCTAAACTTTCTTTACACTCTTTCTGCGTAACGATAAGTAGTCCTAATTTGAAAAGCTCGTTAATGTACTCTACTTCAGATGGGAATTTAGATTTATTTAGTTTAAGAACTTCAGCGAGTATTTTAACCTGATCATAAGAATAACTAACGTAACGAGTTTTATGTCCTTGTATACGCTCATCTTTAATCTTCTCTGTTTTCATTACTCCCTCAGTCTCATTCCAAACTTCTACTTCTTCTTCTATCTCTTTAAAACATGTATCGACAATTCTAAGGGTATAAGTTTGGGTAGATGGTCTGTTTATGATCTCTTCTATCTCCATTCTTATAAATCCCGCTTTAGCCTCACCGAAAAACAGTTCTTTATTTGATCTTATTGCTATCATTCTTTTATTTGAGGATTGCTTTTATGTATACTCTCTTTGGATTGACACCTCTTGCAGAAAATACATTAGCCTTCTCTGGTAATCTAAGGTGGTTCACTCCGTTCTTTTGAATTAATGTATCTTGAGGGTTTGCCGTTCTTACTATAGTGTTGTTATCGTATACTACAGTGAACTCTTGAACCTCCAAAATGTTATCTATATTCGGTATGTTTCTGATTAGTACAGTTTGTACATCTGGCTCTGTTGCTCCTAATCTTGAAATATCTAAATTATTACCCCAAGGGAACCAGCTGTCAATTACATAATCATCTACTCCTAATTTTATTTCAGAAACGTGTGGTTGCCATTCAGTAGCCTTAGTTCCTCTTTCGATCTTATACTTTCTAACATCTATAGCTAATCCCGGTACATTCGCATTAAATCCACTCCAATCCGTATCATTAGTCCAATTCTCTCTCTTAAGTCTAGTCCAAACATTAGGTGGTACATTTTGACCCCAGATTGTTATACTGCTTGTGTGAGAGTGTCTAAAGTCCATTGATATAGAGTAACCACCTTTGTTAGTATCAGGTATCTTCTCTAAATTACCCATATTGAATCCGTAAACTCCAACTGGTGTATCTGAAGCTGGTGTATATCTAACAAAGTAACCTGTAGCATCTGATAAAACTTGAGCTGTTCCAGATTTAGCTGAGTTAGGTGTAAACATAGGTGTAGCTGTTCCTTTTGCTAGGTTGTTTATTCCTATTACGATATTCTCTATTTTGCTATCAACTTGAGCTTTAGAATATCCATCTACTGCAGCACCTCCACCTGAAACTACTCCAAACTCTAAAATCTTCTCTGTAATAAATCTAGCTAATTTTCTATGCCCCGCTTTATTCGGATGCAGACCATCTGAATAGTATAATTGGTGGTTGAAGTTTGTAAATCCTACCTCTCTTGTATCGATATATTTAAGACCATAAAGTTTTGCTATTTCAATTACCCTGTCTGCATACTTATCTACTACTGCACTTATATCTGCCTCTGAGTTCTCGCTAAACGCTTTTAATGGAGTAAGAAGAACCACCTCTGCCTTAGCATGTCTCTTAAGCAGCTTCTCTAGGTATAATTGATATGCTCCTGTGAACTCTCTGAAATTAGTGTTGTTGTTATCCCAGGTTCCTAGACTTCCTTTTGGCTTAATAGTCCCTAAGTTATTACTGTGACCTTCAACTCCATCATTTCTAAGGTCATTCGCTCCCATTAAGATGAAGATGTAGTCGCTATCCTCTGCTAATAATTCAGTTCTACCTAAAGTAACATTATAGTAAGACCCATCAGTTAATTTGGTAGCCTGCATTGTTGTACCAGAAATAGCATCTATACTTCCTTTAGTTCCTCCTGTAAGTTGTAATAACTGACCTACCCATGTATCATTGAAAGTATAGCCAGTAGCAGTCTTATATTCCTTAGAAGTGTCTCCAAAGTTAGTTATAGAGTCTCCTACAAATGATAACTTTTTAGCTGCTAATTTGTTTACCGCATTTGGAACTGGAGCTGGGGCAGTCTTTTCACCTACAGCATTCATTGGTACTACATTCACAGACCCATCATGATTCATTACCATTACTTTAGCTCTGGATGTATCTGCAAGGTCTAATGTATATGTTGTATTTAAATTAAGCTTACCGTTGATTGTTAGGAATCTCTCATTGAAATTACCGTAGATCAAACTCTGTGAAAGCTCTGTTCTTGTTGTTTTTGAGTTATGAATTGCTAGTAGTCCATCGTGAGACCCATTAGGTATATTGATATGTTGACCTATAACTACAGAGTTGGCCATATTAGTTACCCCTCTAGCTGTGTAGTTGAAGTTTCCTATTACTAGATTGTTATAACTTCTATATTGTGTAGTAGCCCCTGAAGCACACCCTATAAATACACTCCCAACTACCCTAGTACCATTTGTTGTTAGTAGAGCTTTGGAACCGATTAAGATTGATGCTGCATTGGCTGATATTGTGTTGTCTTGTTGGTTAAAGTTGAATAAATCTGTAGCTGCCCATTTCTGTCCCCCTGTAAGATAAGATTCAAATATAGGCGA